TTCATCAGTAAATGGAGCTCTGACAAACCAGTGTTATCTCCAGCGGGTATCTCTCTTTATACAAGAGAGCTCTATCCCCCGACCGGTATCTAGGTAAGATCTACCTAGTACCATTAACTGTCAGGAGTAGTTCCCATGGCTTTCGCCGATCCCCAGACCGTCACTATCAATGCGGTCGCAAACACCCTGCCTCGAGTAGGTTCTGGCCTGAACAACGGCCAGTTCCAGAACTCGGACGGGACTGTTAAGCTGTCGATCTCGCATGCCATTGGCAAGCGCGCTCGGCGGACTGTCCGCATCGATTACTCGAAGATTGCTGCTGACCCGATCACTGCGGAGAACGCGGAGTTCACGATGTCGACTTACGTCGTCGTGGACACGCCTCTTCGTGGTCTGACGGTCACGGAGCAGAAGCAGATCGTCGACGCCTTGACGGCGTGGCTGACTGCATCTTCGGGGGCCAATGTGACGAAGGTCCTCGGTCAGGAGTCCTGACCCCGGATCAGTCACATACGGTCGAACAAGAACCAAAAGGCGAAGCAATGGGCCGGATCGCGAACCCCCGTTAGGAGGCCACGATGAAAAGCCCAAAAGAGGTGAGAGACCTCTTGCTTCTCTGGCAGGTACTAGCCGATGAACTGGCTAGTAGATGTTGCACTAGCACCGCTCGTGATTATGAAACGATCACGAGTCGGACAAAGCACGAAGGGTTATCATTCCTTACGATAACTCTCCCCACCTTCGGTAAAGACCTTCACAAGGCTCTTGACCGCGGATGGATAGACTCCTCCCTCTTCCAAGGTTTTAAGTGGAAGGGGGGTCTCCCGGCATTCTTGTCGGGTTTCCTGAGTCGCGTGTTTTGTCCTACTAGCGGACGGTTGCTCGATGAGCCTGACCTCGAGTCAGTGTTCGCCGTTAGGCAGCTTACGCTCCTTTTCGGCAAGATCCTCATCCCCACGACCCCCGAAAGGGAAGTGAAGGCTCTGAGGAAATTCATCGAGACAGATTTGGAGGTGAAGCATCATGATCGCGAACGGACCGTCGATGATTACGACGAGTTTACTCGCATGTCAAGATTGCTTTGGACGAGCACTCTGTGCGACATGGACCGAATGGTCTACGAGCACAGGCTTTTGCCCAAACACGGACCTGGTGCCACTGCTGATCGACTTCGGGGAAACCAGAAGTTCGTCCAGCGAGAGTGGCCAGCAAGGTTGGAGCGTGTGTTTCCCTATGGGGAATACGTCCTTCCATCCGTCTCGTACTGGAGACAGTACTACGACGCTGACCGTGTTCACTTCCATGAGCCCGGGGCTGAGCGACCTGTCAAGGTCACTGCAGTCCCTAAGACGCTCGACACACCCAGACTTATTGCAATCGAGCCTACTGCGATGCAGTACATGCAGCAGGCCATCGCTACCAGTCTGGTACGAATCATTGACGACGGGAATGACTCCCCGCCTTCAGGATTCTTGGGATTTCGAAACCGAGTTCCTAATCAGATCTTGGCTCGAATCGGTTCCAGAGATGGAACCCTTGCTACACTCGATCTGAGTGAAGCAAGCGACAGAGTGTCGAATCAGCTAGTCCGAGCTATGCTAAAGGATTTTCCGTGGCTACTCGCCGCGGTAGATTCCTGTCGCAGTCGCAAGGCAGCTGTTGATCTTCCCGAAGGACAGACGATTGTTCGTCTGGGGAAGTTCGCCTCTATGGGCTCCGCGCTCACCTTTCCTATCGAAGCTATGGTCTTCTTGACCTGCGCTATGATTGGGATTGAGCGAGCCGGCAACCGCCGTCTGACCCCATGGGATGTGCAATCCCTAAAGGGTCGGGTGCGCGTCTACGGGGACGATATCATTGTCCCCGTGGAATATGTGCGTGAGGTCGTTGATGCGCTTGAGCATTTCGGTGCTAAAGTTAACATCAACAAGTCTTTCTGGACTGGGAAGTTCAGAGAGTCTTGTGGCGGGGACTTCTACGCTGGCGAAGATGTTAGTATCGTCCGCGTTAGAAGGTTGTTCCCTGCACGGCCTCGTGACGTTATGGAGACCGTGTCGCTTGTATCTCTCCGAAACCGTATGTACCATCACGGTCTTTGGAGAACGGCACGTTATCTTGATGGGGTGATCGAGAAACTTATCAAAGTTTACCCGACCATCTCTCAAGATTCTCCCACGCTTGGGCGTCACACTTATCTACCTCTGAGGTTCCATACCTCCGAGCCGGTTAAGTGGGACACAGACTTACAGACCCTCCTTGTCAGAGGGTATGTGGTTGAAACCACCCTTCCGGAGTCACATCTGGATGATGTGTGGGCCCTGCAAAAGGTGTTCCTGTCCGCAGCTCACCGTGATCAATCTAGGAGTCTCCGCAAGGAGCCTCTTGACTGGTTAAGTTCGCTGCTCGAGGATGAGCCAGTCCTCGACGTGGATCATCTTGAACGTCATGGACGTCCTGATGCCGTCGACATCAAGCTCAGGTATACGGCCCTCTTCCCAAGGGAAGGGGGGCGACGCTAGCGATAGCGTCGCGCAAGGGGGGACTCGTGTTCCTCCTACCGGAGGATCGCGTAAGGCTCTGTCTACGGACAGGCCACCCGTTACGGTAACCAGGTTCAACCAGGTTACTAGGGAGGTTGGTAGCTCTTTAGGGTAACTACCCTAGAGAACTACCGAGCCCCGCCCCCGGG